CGTCACGGAACCGTGTCCAAATAGGCCCCACCTGAGCACCAGCTTTGACTTCAACCCGGAAAAACCCTGACCAATCTTCCTCATGACGAGAACCAAGATGCCCTGTGGCAACCAACCCAAGTTTCTTACGGGCAATACGCGCCTTCGAATCACCTTTAGTGCGGTTCCGTTTACCACGGGCCTGCGGATCGCCGCAACCTTTCACCCGCCGTTTACCGTCGCGACCTGGACGACCTAATGTCCCGAAAAGCCTGCATGACGCATTATGAGTAGTACCGTCCGGATTTGTGAGCGAACATTTATCTTGGTTGCCTTCACAGTAGCCCTTCCGATCGTCTACCATTGGCGATCCCCCTTGCGCAAGTTGTCGCTTGCCCACAACGGTTGAAGGTTTGTGTAATGACACGCGGCAGCAAGTTGCGCGGGATCTTCGAGGTCGAATGACGTTAACGGCCTGATGTGATCGATATGCCACTCGCCCCAGTTTTGCCAACTCATGCCATCGGGGAACAAGGACTCAAAGCGAACCACAAGTTCGCGTATTGTGCAACCCAACAGCACGATGGCGGATCCACGTTTGCTCTTATTCTTGATTGCGTGTCGGAGTCGCGCCCGCAGACGCATGGCCAATTTGAACGCGGGGTCTTCGTCACACCGCCTACGAAAGTAAGTGTTGGCTGTGTGACGGTTATTTTTTCGGGAGGCAGCGTTTTGGGCTTTCCGTTTTGCCGTTAGTCCCCTCGCTCTTTCCTTCTCCATGTTTTCGGGCCGGGCACGGTACGCAACATGGTAGGCCTTCATTCCGGCTATGTATTCGGGTTGCGCTGATCGAGCCTTCACTTCGGGTCGGGCGTTATATTCGACGCGGTAAGCATCCGCCCGCACGGTGTCCGCACGGCGGTACGCCGAACGGCAGGCTTTACAACTACTCCGCAGCCCGTCGTTATTGACCGCGTCTTTGTGGAATTGGTCGAGCGTCTTTAACACACCGCACTTGTTACACTTCTTCATATGGGGCGACCTTTCACGTCGTTCAGCCCTCGGCGGTATCACCCGTGCGGGGGCACTTAACAAGCATATCACTCGTCGAACCAAGTCTCTGGCCATACCGCCGACGGGTGCAACCCGATTTGGCAGGCGTACCTGTCGGCACTCCACACGGATAGCCGTGTCTTTTTGCGTATCCACCCGTGGATTGTTGTTTTATCGGAGTTGAACGCCGACGCAATAGCGATTACGGGTGTGTCTGCCGAGAACATGCCGATCAGGTTTGCGGCTGGGAAGGTGCGTGGTTTCGGACGGTCACGCGGTAGGGCAACAGTCATTCTGTTGCCTCGTATGCGTTTTGCGCGTCCTCGTAAAACCGGTCTGCGTTTTTTGACGACAGGAGCGCGGCGTTTAACAGCCTTTGTAAAACAACAACCTCGTTGTATGTGTCCTCTCGTCTATCTCGGGCGACATTCCACTCTGCCCGCAAAAGTTGTCGCGGCGTTGCCCCCGCCAGAAGTTCGGGTTCGCGCCGTTGGAGTCTTACGCTGAGCATGCATCGCGCCCACGGCGGCATGTACGGGTCGGGTTCGTGTGCCGTTAAAGGTGTGCGTTCAAGTTCGCTCATAGCGCCCCCTTGCCGATTGTGCTGATCAAATGTGCCGCTTCCATGCCAGTAATTTCCGACAGCGACTCAACGACACGCCCGATCCCGTTGCCTACCGCTTCCAACTGTGCCTGGGTAGCGAGCACGCCGCCACCACGCAACAGGGCACGGATCGCCGCAATCTGTTTCGTTGAAGCCAACGCGTTAGCCGCGGCGACAGGCTCAGGTGGAGTCGTGTCGGTGAGTACCGCGATCAGTTCTTCTGTCGTGTTGACTGTCAGTACGTCCACGATGCCCGTGACGTGGGACAGGGTTGGTATTTCGCCTGCGGGTATCTGGCTGACGGCGATGTTGGTTGCCGTGTCCAAGAGGTTTGCGGCTTTCAACTTTTTGAATGATGCAAGAAGTTTCGCCTTCCCCGACTCGCGCACCGTCCCGCCAAGATGAACCCCCGCATCAACAGACACGGCAGCCCAATCAAGCCCCGCCTCGACACACACCTGCTTGAACCTTTGGATGTTTTCCAACGACACCACAGGGTCAGGATCGACAGGTTTCGCTGGCGCATGATCATGTTCCCACTCACTCTTAGTCCAAAGGCTGAGGCAAACGCCAAACCTCATCGCAGCGTTCCTGATGAAGTCGGACACCAACTCCTTATCCAGGTCAGCCTTCTTGGAATCCGCTGACCCGACACCAATCAACGACTTACCCAACAGGGTCATAGTCCCCCACATTGTTGCGTTACCGTTCACAATGTTGATCGCCGGGCGGCCATCCTGCCATTGGGCAGGCTCCCACGCCCACAGTGGGTCTATTTCGATCAACATTTTGGTGACATCCGCGTGACCTACGAAGTCCAGGCTGGTGCCGCCTCGCGGTAGTTTACCTACCACCGATTTGTCGGGCACCGCATACGTTTTAAGTATCGCGGCTAACTGTTGTGTCTGTTCCTCGGACATTACTTTTCCCCTTTCATAACACGCATCGTACGAAACGTGGCTTGCTTACGAAACTTGTCAAACAGGGCGGGATGCTCGATCTTGAACCGCGCCTGATCAAACGATTCCCGCGACGAATTCTTCCAACTGACAACACGGGTGCCGTTGATGCTGCCGAAATCGCAATCACCCAACAACATTCCGAGAGCACCCTTACACGCCGTTTCCACCTGCTCATAGTTTTTGATTTGTGCTTTCGCGTCCGCCAATTCATCTAACATGTCCTGTACTTCTGCGCCGAGTATCACCGTGTTCTCGAAGCCGGTCGGGTAGAGCGTTGCAGCGTTCTCGTAGGTTGGCTGCGCGTTCTCGGGGATCATCCCCATGTCAATGAAACTTAGGAAGTTTCGTACCGCGTCAATATGCTCCTGCCGTTCATCGGACGAAACATGTTGCGTGTGAAACTGTAGTTGCAGGTCGGAGTCAAACACGATCCACTCGATACTGTCCACGCCCGTGCACACGGCTTGTTGTACACCCTGCCAACGCCACGTATCCGACAGCACACCATCAAACCGTTTGTTGTATGTTTTCAACTCGTAGAAAGTTGTGCCATCAAACCCGTCCATCGTCGCCAACATGCGCACCCCGGACTCCTCATATGCGAACAACTCTTGCGGCTCAATGATAGACACCCCAAGAATTTCGCCAGCCCACGTCAACAGAGGCCCCTCAAGGATCGTACCCCTGCGCATCGCATCATTCTGAACACTCGGCGCGGGAGGTGCTTTCGCCAACAGTTCGACAGCCAAATCTGCTGCCGACTTATATTTGTGTGCCCCGTGAACCGCTGCCGCAACAGAGGCTGTCACCCGTTTCTCGCCTGCCGAGTTCATCCACCTCGCGTCAAGCCAAGCTTGCGACCCGTGCGCAGGTTTTGGTTCCGTATACCTGTTCATGTTTCCCCTCCTGTTTGTTGTTGCCCCTTACCCTAAGCATAGGGTGTACCACAGTTTAATGCAAGAACTAATCAGCTTTAATTATATGCCCTGATATATCACCAGCAGACAAAACTATCGTCGGCTGACCCAACACAAACGTACCAATCACCATCTCCACCGGAATATGGGTAGGCATACCAACCGTTTTCATATCATCAACCTCGTCAGGCATATACGAATTTACGAGCGTGATATATCCGTCTAAACAATCAGGCCACAACCAGCCGACAGTCACCACTGTCTGCTCAACAGGCTGATAATGCCCCATTATCGTCCAACCGTTCTCACCGTCGAAAGCGTCACGCCAATGAATAGCGACCAACTCCCATGGGCAACTCATAAAACCTGCATGTCTGACCAGTTGCGGATGTCATGTTTGCCGACAAGAAACGTGAGCGTCCCTGGTGTTGACCACATGCCCGACGAATCGGTAAACCATTTGCTGCCACCATCATTCGACGGGCATTGGA